AAGGACATGGACCAATTTCTTGCATGGTTTGATTTCCCTGAATATCGCCGCGCCATGCAAGAGACAGGCTGTCGCATCATGGTCTATGATGTGTTCGATGAAGCCGTGAAAATTGGCATGCATCAGGTGATTTTCCGAAAAGAATGCGGTCGTGTGATTGAGACGCTTGACATTCCCGTGTAGATGGATAAATGTCGAACCGTGCCGGATGGCCGTCAAGCGGAGTGAACATCAACCTTCCCCCGTTTGATTTCCAGAAAGCGCGTCTCCGGGTCAGGGAGCAATTACAATCGCTGGTCACTGTTCGGCGTAAGCGAACACCCTTCCAATGATCAAACCTTCATTCGTTTTTGTTTCCTGACCCATCCCCTGTTTGGAAAGAACACGCTCATGAATGCGCTTGTAAAACAGGAAGACATGGTTGCCGAAAGGCTTGCCGACAAACATCATTACATCGATGTCGAACAACCGAAGGTCAAGAAGAATGAACCGCCGAAGTTCAAGGCGCGGTTTTGGTATCGTTCTGATCGTCTCGACGCGCGACCTGTGATTTGGTCGCTGAAGAATCGCCCGGAAGAATGGGTCGTCACGCAGAAGCCGATTCGGCAAGTTGGTTCATCGCCTACCGATGGCGTGCTGCTTCTTCACATTCCCTCACAACATACCTTCGACGGCATCGGTCTCTTTGCGGCGGAATGCCCGTGCCGCGAACATCGCTTCTTCCAGCCCTTCCAGACCAATGCTTATCGGAAGGCGCGTCGGCAATGGTTCACCAACAAGGTGCAGGAACGCATTCAGGAAGCGCGTGACCATTTCGCCAGCCATTTTCTGCCGCAGGAGTTGTGATCCAGTAGTCTTGCATGGATCGTTTCACCGGGACGCCGTATGAACCCCATGCAAGGACAATCGTGATCGGGTGTGAGTGCGCATAAGCGAGCTTGAATCGCAAGGAACCCGCTTCAGCAACGGGAGATCACGATTGTTTTAACATTCTTTGTCATGCTAATATGAGCAATGTTAGTATCACAAATGATGTTAAAAGAAGGGGAAACACTATGCCTTTCGATGCCACCAAGTCAGAACCCACGCTTGAAAATCTTTCGGCGCTGTTGCGTGATCGCTCACAATGGCCGGAAGGGTTTGAGTGGAATTATATCGCTCTTGAGAATTGTGCCATCGGTTTGGCTGATCGTGTTTGGCCGGCAATCGTCACTGATCGACGCGCTAAGATTGGAATTACCGCCGATCTTGCACAGACATTTGGTTGTACGCCGAATGAAGCGAGAATGATCATGGCATATGCCGGTCATTTCAATAATTTCATTCCGGCGAATGAAGTCACACCAGAAATGGTGGCCGATGCCATCGACAGGATTATTGAGCAACGCGAGAAGCGCGAATGATTGTTCATGTCATACTGACCATCATTTGGGTCTGTGCTGGTTTGGCATGGGCTTATTTGGCGTGGGCGTCATATTGCAATGTCAAATGCGCGCGCCAGCGTCTTGCACTGCTTGATCGATGCAACAAGATTGCGCGTCGTGATCATGAAGCCGGGCAACAAGCCTATGCGGCGTTCATGCGTGTCTCTCATGATCAACATGTCCGGTCGCTCATTCAATTCCGCGATCCGATGAAGCTCTACGCATCACCATTGGGAAGCAAGACCTGAACACATTTGTATCCTTTGTAGTGATTGAGATTGCCCTTGGCGACCGATGTCATGTTGCCATTGTGTAATCCATTGACAATGCAATATTGGCGCAGGTTGGTGATAGTCTCGGTTGTGCCATCGGGCTTAGTGATCAGATAGGTCTTGGATAGTGCGGCGGCAACCTTGATCTTTTGTGATTCTGGTTGCTTGCGTCCTTTTTGTCTTGCTGATTGCGCAGCACATTGTTCAGGCGTTCTTTGCTTGCGCTTGTTTGCTGTGCTAATTTTCATACGTGTTTCCATCGATAGAATTTTTCCTTTATTTGTTTCGCTGCATTTGCGACGAAAATCGTCTGTGATCTCAAACGGATTTTTTATCCCTTTATTCCGTGGAGTGTGCCCCTTGCTAAGTAAGTTACCTTTATATTTTTCCTTTTGAAACTCTCTTTGTTTTTGACCTTCTTCTGACTGCCAATAGCGTAGTTTTGCTTCGCGTATTCCGTTTTTGTGGCGATCATCGAGTTTATGACCAGCAAGACCTTGTTGACCACCTTGCAGGACATTGTAACCATTTGTGATGGTGTCAAACTGCTTGATGAATGCGATCTCTTGTTGTTTGATAATATCCATATTATCATCTTCAAAAAGGATTTCTTGCGCCCATGTTTCAGGTGCGTATTTGTCGAATGCATAATAGAGCTTTGGGCAAGCTCCCTTACCACGATAACCTTTTCCATTGCGCTTATGGCGTTGCCGACATTGTATGTGTTGTTTGAAACGAGCTTTCAGCGTTCCTTTGGAGAGTCCAATGTAACATTTGCCGGAAGGTGATGTAAGTTTATAGACAATCATTGTATATCCATAAAATAGGTTGATGATTAGGGTGCTTCTATACTTTCAATCTTATTCTATTTATGTGATCAAAAAAGGGAAGGGTATTTCCCTTCCCTGATTTTTATCCTATGAATAGGAATATAATCAAAAGAGATTATTTATCAAACTTCTTCTGTAATATAAATTGCTGTTTTGCGTGATCGCGCCAAGTCCCTGCGTCGTGCCCTGTGCGAATGGGTTTGCGACCATTCCGTAACGGGTCTTGAACGCAATCGATGGCTGGTAGCTGTTTGGATCGATTGCACGATACATCTGCAATGGGACATATGGGCAATAGAACAAGCCAGCATCCCAATTGTTCGATCCGCGATAACCAACAGTGAGATAATCACCGCCTGCATATGGATCGATGTAGACGCGGATAGCGCCATTCAGAACACCAGCGAAGGTGACGCCAGTATCATCAACCGCCAACTGAAGGTTGCTGTTCAGCGCAGGCGTGTAGGTCATCATGCCGGCCATCTTCAATGCCGATGCGACATTCGATGAACAGATGATGAAGTTACCCTTACCGCGTCTGGTGTCTTTTGCGATCTTGTTGCATTCAAATTCAATCTGAAGCATCAAGCCCTTGTGCTTTTCGTTGAACCAACGGCCGTTCGAGTCGGTGTCAAGGTCGAAGGTGCCAGCCGTAACAACATTGGACTGTGATCCAGCGACGGCAGTCAGGTTGACGGTGCGGACAATTTCACGGTTGATGTCGGAAAGAATTTCCGCAGCAAGCATGTTTGCCAGTTCGGTTTCTGCATCAAGAGCGTGAAGCGCCTTCAAGTCCTGAGCAAGTTCGACCGAGTACATTGCACGCAATGCGCGACCGGTTGCCTGAACAGAGACCTTTTCAATCGACAGCGCCATTTCAGCGAAGGCGACGTTTGAAGTCGATCCAAGAGCTTCCAACTGCGTGGTGGACATACCACCAGCGAAGTTATAGGTGGCCGAGTTACCGGAAACGACAACCGACGAGTTACCGCCTGCCTGTCCTTCACCGATAGTGGTGTTGCCTGCGCGAACCGTCGAGAAGTCAGTGTTGGCTTCAAGGAACAGAGCTTCGCTGCCAGTCTGTGACGTGTAACGCGAACGCATTGCAAAGACGAGACCGGTTGGGCCTGTCATTGGCTGAACGCCGCAGAAGTCATAGACCATCAGGTTCGGCATTGCGCGGCGAACAAGATTGATCAGGATAGGATCGTAGGCCGCAACTGCCGGCTGTCCGCCCGGTCCTGCCGTACCAAGACCAACACCGCTGTTGGTTGGCGCGGTTTCCGCAAGAAGGGTAGTCAACTGAAATTCGGAAGGAGTAGCCTTTGCTACATTTTCCATGTTTTCCAGCATGACCGCCGTAACATTGCGCTTCAGACGGTGGTCAATCTTTGGAAAGTGTTCGTTTTCCAGAAGCGGTTCCCACTTCTTTACGATTTCTTGGTTGGTTAGCATTGGTTGCTCCTTATTGATTCAGAGAAGTTTTTTCTTCTTTTATGTTTGATATTTATAAAATCGATTATTTCGACAGA